TTTTTTTTTGGAATTACGAGCTGGATTGCTCGCTTATATTAAAAGTTCAGGTTAGGGAAATTCCTCGCTGAACGATCTCAGCGATTAAAACCTAACCATAGGTTTAATAAAAGCGAGATCGATCATCAATACGAAAAATCAATCCTTACTGTTTACACATGACCCGACCATGTGCCTATAAAAGGCACATGTCAGACATGTGCCTTTTAATTTGGAGAGACGTCAGCGACGTCACTTGTTACAAGTGGTGGAGCTCCGATAAAGAAGAACGTAGAAAAGTCTTCCCCAACGGAATGATAGCCCTCAATCCACGAGTAATTATTAGCAGCCTCATGACGTGTAGTATACTCGACATGATGAGACTGGCCCTGAAAAGGGACTTGATAATCAACAATACTGTCTGGTGGTTCCTGGCACTCCGCATATCTATAATTGGAGTAGAAAGGTAACTCAAATTCCAGTGTAGGGTTGACATGTGGCGCAATAGCCACAGAACCAGCGGTACTACCATAATTGGCATACTGTTCGATCATATTTTGTGAAAATTGATGAATAGATGTACCACCGGAAAATACAGCAGTGGCGTCTCTGTTTTCAGTTGTGCGATATTCCTCGTCACGAACTGCCTTAAGAGACATAATATCAAGGTCTTCATTAAACATAGACCACTTCCACCGCATAGCCCCACGCCATCCAATATAGGCGGAAATAACATATCTTGCATAAGTAAGCATACATAAGTTATAATCTTCGGGGCCGGAAATGCGCGTCAAAACGGATGCAATACTAGAACCATAAGCAGGCCCAGGTCCGTTTGGCATATTTTGCATACGAAATGCATTATAATAAATTGCTCCAGTTTCATTTTCTGGAGTTGCCAACGCGCGATGAAAACAATATCTTTTGCATAAAGAGCGAAAAGAACCAATGTTTTCACCAAAATAAATCATACTCTGTTCAGGACACAACGGCTTGTATTCACCGTTTAAAACATAGGTAGTGTCTTGTTCAGGAGCATTTTCTTGGTCAGTTGAAAAATCTTGAGACTGACCAAACGAAGGAGGACCAACAGGTGTATCATTACGTGCATAAGCAAACGTTTGTTGAAACCTAAATGTTGGATTTTTAACCTCAAACGAATCACCACCGGATATATAAACATTAATGTCTAGTGGCGCATTGTCAACTGGTGCAGCAAGCTGATTGAGAACATAAACGTTAATACGCCCGTTACAATTAGCATTGCTAATAGCATCTGTCATTGAACCGGTAGGGCCTTCAATAGCCCAATCATTAGAACCGGTCGACAACCCAGGAGCACATAATAAATATTGCTCCATTTGGGTCCAGTTGATTTCGAAAGTGACATCCCTCTCTTGGGTGATGTCGACAACATGGGCAAATCTATCGTTTGTATCTGTAATCAAACCTGCTTCTGAACAGGATGGTTCATAGACAAACAGTAGACGACCTCTATGGAACTGAGATGCTACGATCTGAAAACGATAACGTAAAGCACCAGTCCAATGATTAAAAGGTCTACCCACAAAACTAATCGGTGTTTGAACAAAGATATCCTCGCTTGCGCCAGGATCTTTAAACACCGGAGTAACCATAGGATGTACTCTAATAGAATAGAGTAATCCAGTGTTTTGAGTTCCAGCTTGACGCCATCGAAAGGTGTCAATAATTGCTTCTTTACGCAAAATATAACCAAAACTCATCTGATCGTCACCATCTAGTCCTGTAGTACGCGGGTCCACCGTAAGCTCTTGCTTGGGGTCCAACGATAACTTAATACAAGGATCGGACCCAGAAGTATTAGCTAAATTACCAATATTCTGCGGTCTAAAATATGACGTATCAGTTAAAACGACTGGTCGTGACCAGCCAAACATACTAGCAATGCCTGAAATACCGTTAGCAGCAATGGACGTAGCCATAGTTAGGGGTCCTAAAACAGGAACCTCACTTACATATGGTGTCGCCCAATCTGCAGCAGCAGCGACGGTAGAAGAAATCTTGGTAATCAAACCATCTTCTTCATACTCATCCTCACCTGGTGGGGCATTGTAGATAGGAGGACTCTTATGAGATTTACCTCCTTGTTTCTTATATTTATTATACCGCTCTTTCGCGCGGTTCTTTTTACGACTCTTACTTTTCTTACCATTACTAGAATCCCTTGTAGGTTTACTGTAATCGGTTTTCTGAGGTTTGTTTGAATAGTCTTTAGACTCAGCCACCGAAGGGGCAGCTGCAGTAAGGCCACCAAATACAACATCCTCCATCCAAGCCATACAGGTAATTTCAACAGGATCAGTCGCTCCATTAGCGTGCTGTAACTTGTTAAGTTCCCATATTTCAATCCTACCCATTCTACGGGTGGATTCTGGATTAGTAAGGTCGATCCAATTAGTGGCCGCAAAAAACGGCCATGTAATTTCCTGAGGCTGATTAGTACTAGGGTCCAAATATACATGTGGACGTTGAGAATATAATGTTTTCATACAATTAAAATTCTTAACTCCAGCATTGTTTTCGTCCCGGTAAACCTCAGGGATATTTGCGACGGCAGGTCCTTCATTGTACGTATTATTATCGTATCTAGACGGACGCACGCCAACAAACATCTTTCCATAATGAAACGGTGAACCGTTTATCATGAATTTAAGTTTTAACGTGGAATGTAGAAGCTTAAAAGTCTCAATTTTGTTTTGGACTTTAGCATCATTTAAAAATTCATACCACGGATTAAAGGAGAATTCATAATCTGGAGACTCATTTACGTCCCAGGTTTTAGTGAAAATTCTGATAGGTCTGCTCATAAAAGTGGCAAGATCATCAGAACCAGCCTTATCTTGTGTAAAGATTTCATCAGGCTCACCTCCTTTATTAATCATAAGGTGGATCTGCTCTGCGGCATCAGCAAATTCGACATTCGTCTCTTCTTGCTGGCCGGCGGCTGATTCGGCGACGTCGTCGGTAGAACCTCCGGAGGATTGTGCCTCCGTGGGTTCAGTCTCGACAACTGTTGCGAGAGACTCTGTAATGAGTGCAATCCTCTCGTACGTAAGCCGATCATTAAAATCCATATGCTCGTACATATCAGCAAAATTATTATAGGAATCAGCGCATGTTCCGCAAAATTCACATAACTTGCTGGTTGCACGGCAACATCCGGCCAACGCTGCCTTACCAACTTGATGTATGTTGGTGACGTTGTCGGAAGTGGTGTCGGTTGGAATGTCGACTGCATTTTTATTGTTGTTAAGTGTATTCGATCCATTATCCATAATGTTGAATTTATACTCCATTGGAGTGGAAGGATACTTAGTTTATCGACATTCTAGGTCAAACCGTCCAACGACGGCGAATGGCTCTGTTGGCCATGAGCGAATTATTCTCCTTGTCATCATCGCTATCTGACCAATATTCCCAGGTAGATTCTGTGTCTGTAGAAGACAGATCATCAAAATCTTCTGGGTAAAGCAGTTCAGTATGTACAAAAGCAAGTCGCACACGAAACTGCCAAGGAATCGAGTTAATATAAATAAGTGCTGTGGGGTCAAATTCCCTCATAGGCACATTATACTCTCTTCCTTTTTGAAGAACTTCATTATAGATTTCTTGCATAATATTTCTAGATTGCGCTTCTGAAGGCGCATAAAGTGAATCCTGGCGTGTTTTGAAATAATCATAACCAGGTAAAGTACCATGAGGAATATAACCCCATAAGTTCAATTCACGTAAAATATTTAGAAGAAATGCATGGTGTTCTTCGAAGGTTTCCTTTCCATGTTGAAAGAGTTCTCTGTTAGCTGAATCAATAACAGCTGCAGTTTGCTCTTCAATGGAAATTTCTTTAGAAACCAAAATACAAGTGAGCATCTTTTTAATAGATGCCATATCTAAAGGTGCAGCAATAGTACCCTCTCCATTGACATTTGGCACAAACTTACGTTTTAAAAAGTCAGCTTGTGAAATGTGGATATGAGGTACAGATTCTGAATGCTTATCAGCCATGGTATAAATAACTCCATATTTAGCTAAAGCATTGCTAATAGCAGTATGATTAATATAATCGATATCCGGGTGTGCTCCACCAATATTATCATCTCCATAAGTAAGGAGTGAAAAATAATTGAAGAAATCATCAAAATCAATTCTACTTTCATTTTGATCCTCTTCAATATCCTTGAGTGCTAACATCATATACATAATGTTACACCCCCCGTTTAAAACAGTAGTAAGTGGCCATCCCGAAGGATTAGAACCATCAAACTGCATAACGAGACCAAAAACATTGGTAATAGGATAGCAAGCTTGGCTGGCAATTCCTCTCATAATTCTGAGATGAATATCTTCCCAACCAAAATACTTACAAATACGAATAAGTACATTCATAACAGCAGTCATGATTTGCGCAGTCATGCGTTTATCAAACTTACTGTAATCTCCAGCAATAATTCTATCTTTGCCGAATTTAGTAATATATTCGTATAATGTTTTCCAATCTGGTCCTGTAGCGTTGGCTCCAATGGCCATTCCGAATTCATGTCGGAAGTTCCCCGAAAAATAAGGAATAAACGGCAGGAAATACTGACGGCATAAAACCATGTAAGCCAGTGGTCCAGAGTTGAAAATTCTACATTTATTTGCTTCGATCTTTTCAGTCGAGTGTGGTTCGTCCTTAAAACAGGAATCAAATACCACATCCGCAAGCTCTTCATTAACATAAGCCTGTAAGATCGTATTATATGCATCTTGACATTGTTTGTCAAGACCATATCTAACTGCATGTCCTTCAATGGGTTCTAACTCAACTAAATGTTTAAGTTTAGCCCCACCATAAGGGAATCCAGTAGAAGTTTTAACAGGTAGACGGTCAATGTAAGTTGCACCATCATACCCATTAATACCAACATCGATATCAAAAGGTTCGCCAGGGAATTCTTTTCCTGTGCGTTCCTGAATAGAAAGAATGGTGTTGAGCCAATTATTATATAAATGGTCCTCAACCTCATTAACTTTATTCTGTGCAAAAGTGGGTTTCTCGCACATCGGTTCGATGTTTTTAACAGTCGCAATACTAGATTTAATATCACGAGGAGAATGGTGTGTGAACTCGGGCATATTGAAATGTTTCTTAGCCTGTTCTGCACACAAAGGTCTATCAACAGCAGATTTCATCTTTCGACGATTATAGTTAGGCATGGTTCCAAATACATTGGCCACACCAGATATCTGCCTGACAGGGTCTTTTGGATGGATCTTGGGTTCAATAGTCAAATCTTTTTCAGTTTGAAATGTACTATTAAAATCAAGTCCATTGAAGGATACAGGTTGAAAACGTGTAGTGTCAACGTCAGTGCCAAATATTTTATGGCACTCAACTTTGTACACGTCGCCGTAAATGGCAGCTCCTCCAGCAATGTGAATTCCAGCAATAAAGTTCCCGTTAGGGGTACTTACTACGTAAGGAGATCCACATTGTCCTTTAAAAGTAGGTGTTTTAGACCAAGCAGCATAAGCTTGATCTTGAAATAATTTAACATAATCTCTATTAGGTGTATAATAATGGACTTTACCGCGTGACAAACCATGAAACTCATGTAAATGAGCCTTGCCATCTTCTTGACGAGTAACGATAAAGCCTTTAGCCTTTCCTCTCATAAAATCATTAAGTAAAAATTTAGATAAATTACGAAAAGGAGTAAGAGAATTATGTTGAAAGAAAATTAAATCATTTTCTAATTTGGATGTACATTGTAGAAAGTTCTCACGAGTAACGAGTAACTTGAATCGATTAGACGATAATTGATCTTCAATAGAAGTACGAAGAATATCAATTCTACAAGGTAACATATTACAAAACTGTTCATAAAAATGCTTAGGGATAACAATAGTAGTTCCCTTTAAGCCAAAGCCACAAGATGCAAAACGAAGTTGATCATCTTTGTAAACTTTGATACAAACAGTATTATGTTCGCAAGCTTTAATAAGCTCGCGAGTAGTACAAGTTGATGGAGCTCCAGTCATCCTAGTAACAGGGACGAACGAAGACTTCCATACATTTTCTTTAGCTTGCACTTGATCAGGTACAGGTTTAGATTGAGCTTCTACAATAGATTTGTAGTAAGCATATAATCCTGTACTAAAAATTGTGAAAGTAGCTAAATATCCTAGTTTATATTTGTTAAGGATATCAGTTCTACTAACATTGCGAAGAAATTGGTTGTGAGTCATCTTATAAGAAACAGCGACATCACGTACAGTTGTATACCAACCTTCGCAAACTAAATAAGCTAAAATTCCCTCTGGCATCCAATAAATAAACCAGGGGAGGTTGTAGCGGGAAGGAAGCTTCTTAATATTAGAAGCCAACTTGCGTGAGAAATAATTGGGACTATTACGTCCAACAATCTTTCCACATAATAAGTGAAGAAATAAAAGAATGTAAATGTAAGCCATTAAAAATGGTGCAATGAAAGTAGCTAAATACTCTACAGTCTCTGAAACTTCACTATAAACTTGATAAGCTCGAGATTGAGCTTCAGTTTTACATCCACAGGTAACATTTGGTTCTAAACATTGTGGACATAATTTCATATCTTTAAAGTGATCTAGTGATTTATTTGCTAGATCAGCTTGAGAATAATGTGGAATCATAACATTCTGGTAGTAAAACTTACAAAATTCGCCAAATTCCATTGGTCGAATAGTTGATTTGTCTCCAGTAATCCATGATTCAGTATCTGGGTTCCAGTAAACTTCAATAGGGCTTGCGCCTTTTTGAATAAATTTACGAAACCAAATATCATATAAATTATGGTTTTTAAAACCATCTTCTGATAAGTCGCCAGCTAGCTGAGTTTGACCGGCTTTACGGTACTCAGGTTTGACAACTAAATCAATAAATGGAACACGGCGGTATGCACCACCATGTTTCTTAAAAACTTTAGAAATTCCCATATCATGTGAATTTGATGTATAAGCAACAATTTTACACATAAATGGGATCATACCTTTGTCCTCCAAACTTGCTTGATTGGTAACATAAGGTACAGTATTATTAAATATGATGGACTTTGCTAAAGCTCCACCATTCTTTTGTTTAGTGATATCGTCAATAAACTGATCGACATCATCTAATAAAATGACTTCATGAGAAATTTTAAATTCTGACATGTAGTCGTCGTCTTCATTGAAAACATATAGCATAGACGGATCATAAGGTTTGTGTTCAATACCCATATGTTGTAAATATTCGTAAATGGTTCTATTTAACTTTTCAATGAAGTTAGATTTACCGCATCCTGGTGCGGAAAATACACAATAAGTAAGAGGTAATGGACGAGTAGAATTAACTCTGTCTTTATCCATAGCTCTTAATTTAAAACGCGCTAGACTAGCTTGTTGAGTGCGTAGGATTCCAGACTTATATTTGTCGGAATGATATAAAGCGCGTAATTTCTTGCCAATTTCAATAGTTTGATCGCAAAGATTCAAATAATCGCGAACAGACATATTCTTATTAGCAAGAAGTGAAAATTTATCGCTATAATGCGAAAGTAGTTCAAAATTAGTGTTATAAAGAGTCTCTTCAGTATCTTCAAAGAAGAGTGAATTAAAATCTCTAGTTTCATAATAAAGAACTAGTTTGTCAATGAGATAACTAATATTATCAATAGTTTCCATTGCGAAAGAAATATGGTTGTCTCTGTTAACTTGTTTCTTCAAGCGTTTATCAAAAACTTCAGAGAAACCAAAAGTGGTTGAATCGATGCCTAATTTTAAACATAAAGGCATACATAAAATGGTGGCACACAAGTATGAAAACTTGCGGCCAAATTCAGAATCAATTGCTTTATCATAATTTGCAACTAATTCTCTAATAGAAGTAAGAAAATCTTTAACTTCTGTAGTAGATTTGGATTGAGCAGTAGTAGCAAATAATCGCTGACCAAACTGCTTTCCAAAATAAAGTGAGAAACATAAAATAAAGTGTTTTTCAAACAAACGGAGAACAGTTCCGTACTTCATGTTTGTCAAATTCTTCATATAAGTCATGAAGATATACATAAGATTAAATGGGGAATCACATGTTCGTAAATTGTGGTATAAATGAATGTGCATGTGAAATAGCTCCTCTGAACGAGAAGGTGCTCCAAGAATCTTATAAACGAATGACATTTTCATAATTTGAGAAGTATCATACATAACTTGCTTGTAAAAAGCATCATACTCTACATTAGTAGTACTAGAAGGTTTTTCCATTTCTGGGTCGTAACAAAATAAATGACCTATTAGGATTGAATAAGCTCAGCTTCACATAAAAGTATACTGAGTCAATCGTTAATAGCGGGGTCCCAGACTGCATAATAATATAAAATTTGTAATCACTGATAAAAGGTCTTCTTAATTCCCTATCAGCCAATGGGTAGTTAGCCCAAAGAGTAAATAATATAAAATATTTTAGCAAATCTTGTCGGATAATCCCGATTTCTGCTAGAGTTGTACTCTATAATAGTACAAAGCATCTCTACCTAAGCTCTTCACTTAGGAAATGATATTATCAAGTAAATTAATACTGTCACATAATATCGTTTTATAAATAAATTTGGGGGGTCAATTTCTCGAAATAATTCGGAGGTTGACTAAACCTAGATAAAAATTTAAGACGTCTGTTGTCTAATAAAATATAAAAACAAACTGCGTAGCTCCATTAGTTCCATAAGTACGATCTGATGACATACTTAGAATCTAAGAATCTAAACATTTTGCTTTTCAATATAATAAAAAACGAGCAGAACATACTCAAGAAAATCGTGGTGCGGATATAAAATCCGCACCACGTTTTTTAT